CAGAAAGCAGTTCCACAGATCACATATCCTGATTTAACTGTAACCCTAGATCCTGAAGGAACATTATATGCTGAATATTCCGGACCGGTAACAATTAGAGCAGAAAATTTTGCTACCTATTCAGTTACCCTGGAAGATCAGGAGATTGCAAACTTTGTTGATATGCCAATATTTAACTTCTGGCAAGGATTAGGGGGAGGGGTAGTCATTGGCATTGTGTTAAGCGCTTTGAGCGCATTAATATTTGGTTGACAACAGAAGTCAATGAATATACTATGTAGAGGTTAATGATTTTGCTTTCATTGACCTCCTAGGAGCCGGTTCAGAAATGAGCCGGCTTTTTTATGCCTTTTTACTTGACAGCTCCTGTACCTATGGGTATAGTGATTACAGGAGGCAATGATGAACAATTTATTACATATCGGGATAGTTATCGGGCTCATCTTTTTAGTTGGATTCATAATTGATAAATATATTTGGAAACTCATGGATAAAATCTTATCAGCTTATAGGAGGATAAATGGGAGAAAAGTATCTAAAAACAAGTGAGTATGCTAAGGAAAGAGGCAGGTCTGTTGGAGTATGTAGACAGGTAGCCAGAAGGAACAATATTGGAAGATTGGTAAAATTGGAAAATGGTAGTTCTGAGAGGCGGTTATATTCTGCAGATATCGTTGAGATGGATAGACGTTGGAGGTCTAAATGAAAAAGTTTGAAAGAGAGTGTAGAAATTGTCAGGAACAAAAAAAGAGTTCAGTATGCAGAGAATGTCATGAGTATTGGATGGGGAAAATGAGAGCAGCAGAGAGCTCCAGGAATTCTGCTAATGGGAGAATTGGTGCTTATGTAACAAATCTTGAGAAAGCAAAGAATGCACAAGAAAAACTTCTTTCTGATTTTATACAGCTGCAGCATGAGAGTGCAAATCTTAAAATGGAACTTAGGAGTAAAGCCGGTTTAATAAAACATGCTACTGGGGAGCTTGCTACTTTGAAGGTAGTACGTGATGATTCCAAGGCTGCTCATGAAATCACAAAAACTTTGCTTACTTCTGAGAAATCAAAGAATGATGTTCTTTTGAATGCTATCTATAAAATCAAAGCATTTTGTGAGGAAGGAACTAAACTCTTTGCCAGGAAAGCTGCAATAAATCTTATTTGGAAAAAAACTGATCAGACCATTGGAAGGGTAACAGAAGATTAGTTAAAAGGTAGGTAATTATGACTATTTCTAAGGCAATTATCCAGGCTCTTGACCCTATCCCTGATGGTAACAGATTCCATGCCGGTGCTGTTTATGACAAAGTGAAAGAGATCCTGGTTTCAAATGGAGAGAAAAGGGTTTCTGAGTGCTCTATCAAGAGAACTCTTGCCAGGTTACATATTTGTTTATCAATCAACAACTCTCCTCAGCATCCTTCTGATATGAGGCTTATGGATAGATCTGGAGCATACCGGGGAATCCAGAAGAGAGCAAAGCAGTATGAGTGAGAATTGTGGATATTCAGGAACCTCAAAAAAAATGATTCCCAATAAGCTGCCTGGAACCGGGAAACCTATTTGGCTCACTGGTTACTGGCAATCATTGAGAAGGTGCAGGGAATGTGGAAAGAAAATGTGGGAAAACGGGAAACAAACCCGGTGTATTTGTGAATTGAAAGACTATATTGAAGAAAAAGGAGAGAAATCTATGCCAAAAACGCTAAATGAGAGAGTAATGGAGATGTTTAAATCAGATTTCAGTGATGCAAATGATAATGATTCTATCATTATTGCTGCAGATGAAATTTCAGCCCGTATTGGTGGAACCTCTGCAATTGTCGTGCTCAGCATCATCCGGGATAACTCCGGTATAAAAGCAAAGAAGCCTGAAATGAGTCACGATTTGAATAGAACTCAGAACCATAAACCGGGAAGGAAAAGCACCTATACTGCAGGAGAGCTGCAAACAATTATTGATATGTATAATGTTGGCTGTTCTGATGGTCAAATTGGTGCTGAAGTAGGCAGGTCAGGTGGAACTATATCCGTAAAGCTTTCAGCTCTCCGGAAGAAAGGTTTGATTGGCCTCAGAACTTCCCATAAAAAAGCTATTGGTTCAGTTGAGAAAAAACCTGAAAAAGTGAGCCAGGTAAAACCTGAAGGAAAAACTGCTGAAAGCCCTGAAAACTCTTTAGCTGGTTCACCTCCTGATGAACCAGCTAAAAATATACCACAGCCAGAGCCTAAACAAGTTAAGGAAATGACTACTAAAGAAATTGGTAATATTCATGTATGGCTGAATATTACAGCTGGAAGCGAAAAACCAACTTTAGGCCAGTTCATTGATTTTGCTGCTAAATGCGGATATGCACTAAAAACAGCAGCATACAACGGTGGAGAGGGAATGGAATACACTTTCTATGAAGTTGGAGAGGAGGAATAATATGATGGATTTTACAATACAGGATAATAGAACTTTTGTGACTTTGCTTACTGATGCAATTGCCAGAGAAAGGTTGCAAAAACAAAGACTTGAGTTCGAAGATGCAGCAAAGATGATTGCATTTTGCCAGGGAGAGGTTGCTGGAATTCGGAGCATGATTTCAACTATGATTGAATTTGAGATGTGTTCACAGGCATTTATTTTAACCATCCGGGAGCATGAACTCATGGAAGATTTGCATTCTATCAGTGATGAAGATTTTGCCTTGATGGTTGTCGAAGTGAATGAATTAAAATCCTCAAACTCTTTCAAGATGTTTGATCAAAAGGTTTCTGAAATTGTTGATCGTAAAAAGAATTACTTATTTTATGAAGCAGATCGGGGAAGAGATCTTGACCATACTCATGGGTTCCGTGACGGTGTTTTAAGGATCAGATCAATTATATCAGATATACTATTTGAGAGAGATGAGAGATCTAAAAAATTCCCTCTTTTTGGTGGATCGTTGCATAATGCAAAAGGTTGACGATGTGCCAAAGCCTAAAAAGGTATATGTGTGCTGGAACAAGTTGGGGCAGGTTGAATGGAGAATTGTAGGAAGCTATGAAGCAGCAGCTGCTGCTTCTCTCCATCCAACAACCCTGTTTATGAGGATACGGAAAGGGAATCCCGATAGGAAGGGGAGAACTTTTGATGTATTTTATCAGGACCTATAAAAGGGAGTCAAACGAATGGACAGAACAAAGCAAATTGAGGATTTCTTTCAATCATCAAAACGGTTTACACTGAGGCAAACGGCCAAGATATTATATTTAGCAATGGTTACTTTACAGGTGGACGGTATTATCAAAAATATGACAATGGAGCATCTTGCTATTATAATTGGTGCAAGTTTGCATGGTGTTTTTTATTCTACTAAAGAATTGAGAGATTCCGGATTAATAGAAATAGAACCGGGCTTGCCTAAGTTGAATTCTGGCCGGCCGGTGAACGTTTATCGGGTATTGAGCGCGTAATGAAATTCAAGGGAGAGTTATAATGGAACAGTTGAGTAATGCAAAAAGAAAAGCAAGAAAACCACACAAATGCATGTGGTGTGGTTGTAAGATAGAAAAAGGCACTATATATGCGGTTCAGTGTTGCAAAGAGGATGGGGAATTATACACTTGGAAAAACCACACAGAATGTGCAGAGCTTGCAAATATTAATAACTGGTTTGATGATTATGAAGGTTTGGGTGATCTGGAATTTAAGGATTATTTATCTGACCTTTCCTCAGAGAATGGAGTAAATATATTATTGTCAAATTTTGAGCAAGTAAAAGCATGCTTGGAGCTTAAGTGAAATTTGAACTACGCAAGCACCAAAAAGAAATGCTTGATATCTGCAAAGATATATTATCAGGAGAAAAGCCTGAAAGCATAATTGCATCAGTTAAGCCGGGAGGAGGCAAATCAGCCCTCCCGGTTATTTTAGCGGATTCCCTCATTCCTACAGTTGCAGATAGGATCCTCTGGATAGTTCCCCGGAATGCTCTCAAGTGGCAGGGAGAGGAAGAATTCACAGATGCACGTTGGAAAACTCCTCACAGGATCCGGGCAGCAATTAATGATGTGGACCCATGCAGAGGTTTACAGGGGTATATCACAACCTACCAGGCTATTGGCCAGAATCCGGAGATCCATCTCCAGGAAGTTAAAAAGCATAAATATATAATTTTCCTGGATGAACCTCATCATGTTGCTGCAGGAAGTGAATGGGAAGCAGCTCTTGCTCCAATAATGGAAAATGCCTGGTTAAAAGTCTTTGCTTCTGGCACTTTTTCCCGTGGAGATGGAAAGAAAATTGCATTTTTGGATTATAATGGGATGTATATTGATCTTTCTGAGACAAAAACAACCAGGGTAATTGAATATTCCAGGGAACAGGGGCTCCAGGACAAAGCAATACTTCCGTATAAATTCAAGATGCTGGATGGTCAGGCTACCTGGGAAGAAAAAGGAATAACTAGATCCTCTCATATTTCAACCAAAAATGAAAAACTTTCTTCCAGGGCTTTGTTTACAGCTCTCCGGACTGAATACGCTTACCAGCTTTTAGATGCTGCAATTCTGCAATGGAAAAAGGATCAGCAGGATTGGTTGACAAACATGCAGGAAAATTGCGTTATTTTGAACATGGAAAGTGAAAGCCCTAAACTCCTGGTTGTATCTCCAGATATTGAACATGCACAATTCTACCTGCAGCATATAAAATCCATGCACAAGCTTAGAGCAAAGATTGCAACTTCTGAGGAAACTATCCAGGCCAGGAGAAACATTGAAGATTTTAAAACCGGAGATCTGCATATCCTGGTAACTGTAGCAATGGCCTATGAAGGTTTGAGCGTTAAACCGGTAACAGTAATCGCAGCCTTAACCGGGATCAGATCTATTCCCTGGTTAGAGCAGATGTTTGCCAGAGGCAATAGAATATGGGGCTCCTGGAAAAAGTTTTGTACAATATTCCTTCCTAATGACATGAGGATCAAAGAAGCTATCAGGACAATTGAACAGGAGCAGCTGCTTTCTATACATGATCAAAATGAACGGGGTGAAAAGAATCCAGAAGATGCTGATTATGAACCGGAAGGAAATCCTGAGCCCTGGATAAATCCTTTAAAATCCGCTGCAGATGATCATGAGGAATATGTTCCAGATCTTTCCTATGTTACTCCATCCACTCAGGAGGAGATTTTAAAAAAGGAGATCCGGAATATCAAGGATATGGAGCTTTCCGGAAAGAATCAGGGAGCCCTACTCATTGCCAGGAAACTCTTTTATAAACGGATCCGCATGATATGTGATAAATCACTGGAGGAAATGACACTTCCAGAGCTTACAAAGGTTTGGATGAAATTACGCGATTTATACATATAATAGCTTGACAATCGTCAAGTTAAGGACTAATGTGTAAAGACAGTTTAATAAAAGGATGGTTGATATGAAAGATTTTAACGATTTAGTTGGAATGGAAACAGAAAAAGCAATTATCAAACTGAAAGAAAGTAATGTTAATTACGTAAACAACCCCGAAGTTATCAGAATATCAACAGCAGGCGGAACGTTACACGCATGGAAAAAAGATGGGAAAATAAGGGATGTTGTGAAACCTTCACTCAGCTGGATGTAATGAGTAATGAGAACCGATGGGAAAGCGGTTAAAAAGTTCCTATGGTACAGTGATACGTCCTGGCCAACATTTTATAATTTATGAGGAGGGTACTATGGAAGTATCAAAAGCATTAGCGGTAATGGATCAGGCAAAAAGAAGCGGTGCATTAATCTTTGCCAGAAGAGATGAAATCATGGATGTTTCAGAGCAATATGAACCATTAACAACCATCATCAGTTTTAATCCAGTAGATTTTGCTGAAGTAGGAAGAGGGAATAATTATCCCATGAAAGCAGCACAGCATCAAATTGCAGATGCAGTTGGGGTATCATTTTTACCTGCTAAATCAAAAACATGGACTGAGGGAGATTTTGACAATCTTCTTGATACACTTTATCAATTTGAGGGTGTATGGCAGGTTAAGGGTAATTATTCAGTAAAATCCTCTGCAGTTGCAATCCGAAGGGCTCCAGATGGAACCATGAGGGAAAGCTCTGGAGCAGCTTATGAGTTTAATGTCGCTGATAGGTTTAATGAGGATAGGATGAATGATCAGGCTCAATATCGTCCTAAATCCATTATGGATGCACGGAAGAAACTCCTGCAGGTGAAAAAGTTTTCAACCCGTAGGGCAGCAACTGGAGCAGAGCTTGCATCCATCCGGGAGATTGCCGGGATCCCGACAGCTTTCAAAAAAGAAGATCTTAAAAAGGATATGTGTTTCAGTCAAACGGTTGAATCTCAGAAGTACAAAAATAAACTTATTGGCCTTGCCATGCAAACTCCTGAAGGTCAAGCGCAGGTGCTTAATAAGGCGCTAGGGATAACAGAAAACCTTTATGGTAGAAAAGGATCACAATCTAATCCAAAGCCAGCTGAGCTTGCTGGAGATGTTTCTGCAGTAGTATCTGAGCAGAGTGATGATAGTATTCCAGGCTTTGAAGAGCCTGAGATGGAAATTGAAGATGAAAGCTTACAGGCAGAGCAGAGGGATCTCCGGAGGAAGCTCAGTGATTGGGAAGCCTCAGATTCAGTTGTTTATCTCAATGATAAAGTGGGGAAATTAGGGGATCCCAATAAGGAAAATTTAGCAAAAATCAGAAGTGTTCTGGAACAGAGCCCTATTGATGTTGGGAAAGCAAACCTGCTTCTTAACGGATTAGCAAAGGTTTACAACAAATAGCTTAAAAGGAGCGTCAAATGAAATTTTTATCCACAGCTGATATACATTATCACAAAGATTATTTAAAAAGTTTTCGTAAATCTGCAGAATTCTTTATCTATACTGCATTAAAAGAAAATCCAGATTTTTTTATTCTTGCAGGAGATACTGCAGATAGAGTAATTAACAACTCTGAGTCTGCAGCAATGCCGGAATTGTTGGATTTTATCACAGAATTGATGAATATTGCTCCGGTTTTTACCGTGGAAGGAACAAAAAGCCATGATATTCCGGGATCCCTGGAGGTTTTTCCACGATTTGCAGCAGAATATCCGTTTATTATCCTACAACCTGGAGAGGTTTCCTACCTGATTAATGGTGGAAACGTGCAAACTAATCAGATTTATAATGATTGTGAGGTTCCTAAAAAAGCTATTGCTGCAATATATGGAATACCTGAACCCAATAAATCCTGGTTGATTGCAAATGATCAGGAAAAACTCTCCGGAGATGAAGCCAGGGAAATTGCTTCAAAAGGTTTAGCTGCTCTTTTCTCTATGCTTTCAGCAGATGTTGATATGCAGGAGATTCCCTCAATCGGAGTTTTTCACGGAACAGTGAGAGGATCCAAGATCTCTGATACACAAACTCTCCCGGAAGGATCTATTGATGTTACTGCTCAGATGCTTGCTTCAGTTGGATTTGATTATGTTTCTTGTGGCCATATTCACATGAGGCAGGAGCTTGCCCCTAGTATCTGGTATGAAGGATCATTTTTCCCAAAAACATGGGGAGAGAAAGATCAGAAAGCATTCTCCCTGGTAGAATATTCCAACAGGGAGATTAAGCATAAGACAATCAACTTCCCTCATCCTCCTATGATAAAAATGAACCGGCATTTTGATGATGTGAATTTAATCACTTCCAATGATGTAAACGGGCAGAGGGTTTGGCTTGAGGTAAGCATTGAGGCCAACCGCAGGAGAGAACTGGTGGTAAGTGATGTCCTTGCATGGCTTATGAAAGAATGGGGCGCTGTAGAGGATTCTCGCGTGAGTGCTAAGATTATAAATACTGAAACAGCCAGAGCTCCTGAGATTGCAAATAATAGAGATCTGGCTGAAAAGTTCCGGATCTGGCACGAAAGTTCAACTGGGCTGCAGGATATATCTGCACTTAACACTGAACATATCGGGGAAGTAAAGGAAATGATCCGGAAAGAAGGTTTTGAGCATCAGAGCAAAAAGCTCAGGCTTGATTTCTTCTTTGCCAGGGGAGCAATCGGATTCAGGAAAGGCCAGGATAAAGAAGAAGTTACTGTTGATTTTAATAACTTTACTGCAGGAACTATTGCGTTATTGGGTGATAACGGAGCTGGAAAATCAACTTTTATCAAATTATGTGCACCTTATGCCTCTCCATTAGATCCTAATTGCACAAAAATGCAAGATCTTTTTTACCTCCGGGATTCTCAGTGTATAAAGGAATTCACTGATACAGTTACTGGCATCAAATATCAAACAAAATGGCTTATCAATGGAAAGGCTGCAACCGGCAAAGCTGAATTTTTTTTGAATATCCAGCATCCGGGAAGTGAATGGGAGCCGATAAGTGCAGAAGTATCTGGACTAAAAGGACCTTATGAGGCTGCAATTCTCCAGATCTTTGGATCTCCGGAAATGTACCAGCGAAGTGTTTACATTGCTCAAGGCAATATTGATCTTCCAGCAACCCCGAAGGGCAGAAAAGAATTATTCAATGAACTGATGGGGAATGAATATCTGCAGAAAGCTTATGAGTTTGCAAAGAAAAAATCTGATGAACTAGAAGCGCAAATTGAAAAAGCAAAATTGAGTATTTCTACTCTCCAGGAACTTATTGATGCTGGATCCACTAGGGAAGATCTGCAGGTAGTTGCTGCTAATAATGAAGCATTGATTGAAGGGCATAAATTAGATCTTAAAACTTTCAGTGAGCTTAAAGAATCCCTGGAAAAACAGGTAAAATTTCTGGATGAAAGAAAGTTGAAAAATTCCACTCTTGAAAAACAGCTTCAACCCTATCTTGATGAGATACAAGAATATGCTGAAAAAAAGGAATTATCTGAGCTTACTATCAAATCAAGTGAGATACTCCTGCAGAAGCTTCCCAATTCTAAACTTGATATTGTCGAATATGAACAGATGAAGGAAAAACTGGATAAGAAAGTTTCTGAAAAAGTTCTGATTGATACAGAGAATAATGTCAAGACTGCTGATTATAATAAATTAGTTCAAATATACAATTCTCTAAAATCAGAGATTGATCAAATGATCCGGGTAAATGATGGGATTGTTAATGATTTTAATCATGCAATAAAGAGCAATGAAGATCAGATTGTTAGCAATAAGAAAACTATTGAAATGATTAAGGATCCCTGTGAAAAATGTGGACATATTCAGGGTACAATTCAGGAACGAATAACTGAAATAGAGTCAAAAATTAAGGCTTCTGAAAAAACTATTTACAATTCTAAAGCCGGGCTTACTGTAGCAAATAAGCAGGAAATTGCGCTTGATTCTGATCTTAAAGGACTCATCGTTCCCATAGATCCAGAGATCCATCCACCCGTAGAATTAACCGAAGCAATCGAAAGCCTGAAAAGACGGGTTTCTAATTTTGCTGATAGTTATGATCGAGCAAAAGAGATTGTGAGAAAGTGTGATGCAGCTGAAGATACCATTGCTATGCAGCAGGAAAACATCAAAGAATATGATAAAAAAATAGCTGAAAACCAGGCAAAGCATAAAATTGCTACAGATGGGATAATTTCCATTACTCCTGAAGATGAAGCATTTTATGGGAACCTATTTGATGTCAATTCTGATATTGAAAATGTGAACAGAAATATCAGGGATCTTGAACTGCAGTCAAAATCTGTAGAAGAGAAAATTGCAAACCTTGACAACCTTATTAACCAGGTAAGCAGCAAAAAGGAAGCGATAAAATCGAGTATTGATATTATTGCTTCCTGGAAGCTTGTGCAGCGCGGGCTCTCCCGTGATGGGATCCAGGCGCTTGAACTAGATGCTCTTGCTCCAGCAATTGCAGATGAAGCAAATCTTCTCCTAGTAGATGCGTATGGTCCTAAGTTCAGCATACGGTTCCAGACAACAAAAGAAGTTGGTTCCGGTAGCAATGTGCATCAGGCAGAGGATTTTGAAGTGTACATTACTGATAATGAGCTTGATATTGATGATCTATCAAATGAACAGAAACTCTCTACCCTCTCCGGTGGTGAGCTGGTATGGATCAATAAAGCTCTCTATGATGCCTTTGGTATCATCCGGGAAAGAAACACGGGGTTGAGCTATGTAACGAACTTCCAGGATGAAGCTGATGGAGCATTATCTCCAGAGAATAAACACCTTTATCTGAGCATGGTGGAAAAGGCTCATCAGGCAGCTGGCAGATATCACACGGTTTTAATAACTCATGATCTGGTTATTCAGGCTTCTGTGCAGCAGCAAATCATTTTTAAGAAATCATCATAATAAAATTTCCGGTAGCAGCTGATAGTGTTATCTGCAGCTGCTATTCCGGATAGATTACACACTAGCTATGGATTGGAGGGGAAAATGAAAGTATATACTTGCTCAGATAACTTTAATTTAATAGGGCACGATATAGATATAGAAGCTGAAACAGCAAATAAGGCAAGGCAAATTTATAGCAAGGCAAATGAAATACCATACAAAAATGTAATGGCTCATATAAATAAAAGCGCTAAGCTTTCAGGAAGTAACAATGCCTGAATACCCACTATTCAAAGCACTTATTTATAAAACGTTACGCTCAAAGGTTTTTCCTGAATATAGATTCCATCCAAAAAGAAAATGAAGATATGATTATGCTGTTCCGGAGCTCATGATTGCTATTGAGGTTGAGGGTGGAACTTGGATCCAGGGCAGGCATAACCGGGCTGAAGGATATATCAAAGATATGGAAAAGTACAACATGGCAACATTGATGGGATGGCAGGTGCTTAGGTATACTCCGGATCAGATTGGTGAATGTGTACGGGATCTTGAGACGATAAAGAGGGGGTTGAAATAATGCCTTGTGATTATACTAAATATCCACCTAATTGGAAAACGGAAATCAGGCCACGGATCCTGGAGAGGGCAGATCATAAGTGTGAAGAATGTGCTGCAGAGAACTACCAGGCTCATCCTATAACTGGATCCAGGGTTGTATTGACAATTGCTCATCTGGACCATGATCCGGATAATTGGGAAGTTACTGATGATAGATTAAAAGCTCTTTGTCAGAAGTGTCATTTTAGCTATGATAGAGGGAATAAACTGAAAGGTGTCTCTACTGGTAGATTTGCTAATAGTAGATTTGCTAATGGTCATATTCCAGATAATAAAGGTAAGAAGTGGGAAGAATATTTGACGCCTGAACAGATTAAAAAGGTATCAAAAACAACTTTCAAGAAGGGGCATATTCCAAAAAATAAGTTACCTATTGGCTCAGAAGTTTTATCAAAAGATGGGTATATATGGAGAAAGATTGCAGATCCTAAACTTTGGGAAGCAAAGCACAGGATCCTTTATGAAGAATATCATCAGATCAAGATTCCTGATGATAAAATAGTTACCTTCCTTGATGGAGATATGAGAAATTTCTCCATTGATAATCTTGCTCTGATAACCAGGGATGAAAACAGAATCCTCAATATTAATCATCTCAGATTTAACGATAAGGATCTTACAAAGACCGGCCTATCCATTGCAAAGCTAAAGGCAGCTATCTATAAAAAAGAAAGGGAGAATTGACATGGGAACCAGAAACACGCTACTTGATTTGAATGATCATCTTTTTATGCAATTAGAAAGGCTAAATGATGATGATATAACTGAAGAAACACTAGAAAAGGAACTTAAAAAAGCTAAGGCAATATCAAGTGTTGCCGGTAATATTGTAGATGTTGCTGATCTCGTTCTACAGGCTACAAAATTAAACACCAATTTGGAAACTTTAGGAAAGGCACCGAGAATACTCATTGGTGATAATCATTAATAAGCGAGGGGTTAATATGAAAAAAGGAAGCATAGGACGCACAAAAAAGATGACTGCAGCCAAAGCAACCCGGCAAGTGCTAGAATCATACCAGAGGGGTAAACTTTTCACGCTGCTGGATGATATAACCCGGACGGGGTTATTGTATGATGTATCAAAAATATTGGGGTATTGGCCTGAGAAAGCTGCAGTAAAAAAGGCTATGGAGAGGTTGGTGAAAGCTGGGATTGTAAATGTTATTTGTGTAAATACCATTAAGTCAATTTATCAGATGAAATAGGGGGGGGCAGCATGGCAAAGCAACGATATATTTCAACCTCAATATGGGATGATGATTGGTTTGTGGAAGAACTGAGCAAAAAAGAAAAGTTATTCTATTTCTACCTTCTGACAAATGAACACACCAATATTGCCGGGATTTATAAGATATCAATCAGAAGGATTGCGATTGAATCAGCCTTTGAAAAAACAGAAATTGAAGTATTTCTGAAACGGCTAGAAGAATATAAAAAAGTATGTTATTCGATGAATCATATTATTATGCTGAACTGGCCAAAGCATCAAAAATGGCAGACTTCAGAGAAAGTTTTAAAGGGTATAATATTTATTTTAAAAGCACTTCCCAAAGAATTACTAAATAAATTAAACAGGATAGGCTATCAATTTGATCTAGCAGAAATAGACAATGTAATAATATCAAGGGAATCTAGGAATAAAATATCAGGCACAAAAAAGAAATTAATCATAGATTTGTATAAAGGAAAATGCTCTTTATGTGGGAGCAGTGAAGAAATTGATATCCACCATATTAAGGAAGTGGAGAACGGTGGGAATAATAATATCATCAATCTAATACCCGTATGCAAGGATTGCCACCTTAAAATCCATAAGGGGTATATGGAAATAACACCTAATATTATAAAAGTCCATATAGGCTATGTGGAAAAAAGGAAACTAGATCAAAAAGTCCAGATAAATCTTGACTCTGACTCTGATATTAATCTTGACTCTGATCTTGACTCTAATATTATAATTAAGAGTAAGAGCGCAAAACATAACTTTAAAAAACCTCAGAAAGAAGAGTTTGCAGAATACTGCAAAGAGATAAATTATTCCTGTGATTACCACAAATTTTATGACTATTATCAATCAAAGGATTGGATGATTGGAAAAACCCGTATGAAGGATTGGAAGGCAGCTGTGAGGAATTGGCAGAGGAATGATGGAGAGAAGAATCCTGGACTCAGGAAATCTGCAGAGATTAAAGATCTTGATAAGTGTTCAGTATGTGGATCTGATAAATTAATAAAAAAACTTCATGATCTGATGATTTGCAATAATTGTGGGGTATCTTATGATTTGGAAAATGGGGAATGGATTTTAGAAAAAAAAGAAGATATCCAGCAGGATGATTCAATACCGGGATTTGATTGAGAATAATTTACCACGATTTGACAAATAGAATATGAATAATTTTAGGCAGAAATGCCAAAAAAGAGGAAGGTAAGATATGAGTGATAGAGACAAGTATATGAAAGATTTGATAGAGGAAAATCCACCATCGGGTATTCCCTCCTATTTTAAAGAAACTGCCTATAGCGAGAAAATGAACAATGCTTTTTTAAAAATTACTTCAGAAAACCGTAAGCTGAAAGCCGAGAATGAACGGCTGAGAGAAGCACTTGAATTTTATAAAATTAATAGTGGTGATTGTAACAGGATTGGAGAAGATGGAAAAAATGCAAGAAATAGACTTGCTAAAGATGTTGGTAAAAAAGCAGAAGAAGCACTACAGGCAAAACCATTAGTAACTGAAAAAAACAGTCAGGTATTAGATTCAAAGGTATAACCTTGCTAATTAATCAATCAAGAGGTAGTGTATATTTATGACTGAAAAGCGTAAGAAGTTCTGCAGAGAGTATTTGAAATGTGGACACATTACTAATTCTGCTATCCGGGCAAAGTACTCTCCTAGGTCAGCATATTCACAAGGATCCCGGCTGTTGAAAAATGCTGAAATAAAGGAATATCTTAAAAAACTAGCTTCTAAGCTACTTGAAAAAGAGAAAGAAGGGCTTGAATATGAGCTCATCCATAAGCTTAAAGCCATTGCCATTGCTGATGTTACCGATGATGTTAAAATAGAAACATATGATTATCAGGTTCCAATTTTTAATAAAAAAGGCAAAGATACCGGGAAAACAGAAACCAGACAGGGGCAAAGAGTTACCGTAAAGGATACAAAAGATTTCAAGCACGGTTATGCAGTTGCAAGCATTGAACAGAAAAAGGATGGAATCAAGGTAACTTATGCTAATCAGAACAATGCCATTGAGCAGCTTAACCGGATAGGCGGGTTTTTCAATGACAAAGTTGATCATACTATCAGGGATGGAAACCCTGAAGGGAATAAAAACGGGGTTTCTGGATTCATACCATTCAAGGGAACTGAGGTTCCCGAAAAATAAAAAGAGAGGTATATTATGAAAGAAAAGGAAAAAGTTAATAGTGTAGAGAAGTTTGGTAATCCTCAACTGCTTGATCCTGTTACTCAAAAGGTTGATATTCCAGAAGATATGGAGCCTATTGAGAACCTGGCAGAGAAGCTTGGTATTGGTGAGGATGTATCAGTTGAATTTCTGGCAAGGACTGCAGCAAGGAGAGCCCTGGAAGAGTTTGGGATAAAGAACCAAGTAACTAAAGCAATTGAGGAGATGGGAGAGCTTACGGCAGCATTAGCAAGGTTTAATCTTGCAGATGGAACGCCTCATGATCTTGAAAATATCCGTGAAGAGATTGTTGATCTTTGGATTACACAGATTTCTCTCTGCTTTGTATTTGGTGCTGATGATCCAGATTTCTTTGATAGAATTGCAATTAAAAAGGTGAACAGGCTGAATAAGTACATTGATCGGTTTCAAGCAAATAAGAGAAGGAAGAAGCAGAATAATACCCCGGATCTAAAAGATTTCAAGAAGGTATAATCATGAATCCAATAGAGTTCAAAGAAGTAAACGTAACCTATGCGAAAGATCAGCCAGAATATCTCCCGTTGCCGGTTCACAAATCAAAATCCGGGGATGTCACTTCATGCTGGGCTTTATCATGGAAAGAGAGATTGATGGTGCTCATTCATGGGAAAGTTTGGCTTAATTTAATGACATTCAATAAGCCACTTCAACCACAACGGATCCATGCAAAAAAGCCTCAGTTTGAGGAATAATAATTGAGAACATTAACCGCTCAGGAAACCAGATGGATCAGCTCTCAGGCAAAAGCCCTGGGAGTTGATTTCTCATTAGAGATGATCATTCCTTATGAAGAATTTCCAAGCGCAGGGCTCAGAATTACCCGGACCCCGTTAGTTTTTGAAGATCTATTTCAGCCAGGGCATTTTAAATGCTATAATTCAGGCCGTGGAGCTGCAAAATCAGAATCACTCTCTCAGAATCTTGTGCTAATGGCAAACGACAGCAAGCTAAAGGTGGTTTGCGCTAGAGAAACAAAGACTTCAATCAAGGACTCAAGCAAATCAGTAATTGAGAAATGGATTTCAAACCTTGGACTAGATAAGCAGTTTGTTATCACGGGGGAAGAGATCCGGAACGAAAGAACCGGATCCTCTTTTCATTTTGTGGGTTTACTTGCTCATAACATCAATACTTTCAAATCCTTTGATGATGCTGATATCATGTTTATTGAAGAGGCTCAGGACGTATCAGAGAAGAGTTGGAAGATAATCCTTCCCACAATCAGAAAGCCTGGCAGTCAGATCTGGGTTATATTCAACCCTTTTGAGCGTGAAGATCCTACCAGTCAGCGATTCATTGAGAAAGATGGTGTTGATACTGCAGGTGATATCATGAAAGCGTTTCCTGGATCCGTGGTGAAGAGAATCAGCTGGAGAGATAACCCGTTTTTTACTGATGTGCTCAAGGCACTCAAGGACTATGACGAAAAGCACTTATCCAAAGATGAGTATGAGTGGATATGGGAGGGTAAGTTCCTGGAGATAACCGAAGCAACAATTATGAGGAATATCCGGGTATGTGAATATGAACCGGATAATTCAATTGCCTGGAGAATGGGGCTTGATTTCTCAAACGGTGGAGCAGATCCCTATGCAAATACTTGGTCATATGTTGACGGGAATGATCTGTATATACCCCATGAACTGATGAATTATACCGGGAATATAGATCCCTATATCAACCAGATGGAAGATAATAAGGATCTTATCCGGAAAGCCTCCAGGAGAGTTGGAGATTCTTCCCGGCCGGACCTTATCCGGAAGCTCATTACCGTGCTGCACGTTCCCATCATGGGAGCCCGGAAGAATGTTATGAATTCCCGGAGGCAGCGGAAAGCTGGAGCCTATAAGAATTCAATGATCGATTATCTCAAGCATTTTGATCATATTTACATACATAAAACTAATTGCCCTACTGCAGCACGGGAGTTTGCTAAATGGAAATGGCAGATTGATAGCCGGGGAGTGATACAGAACATTCCGGAAGATGGAAATGACCATACCATAGATTCAACCATTTACGCGCTTGAGATAGATGCAATGAGATGGTTTTCCCAGAGAGACAAAAGAGGTAAAAAAGGAAAGGTAGACGATTAGTGATCATTGAGTTATAATTTCCCTAGACCAAGAGAGGAACCAGGAGCATAAGATGAAATTAGCAGGATATGATATTGCAAATATAGAACCCTTGAGCATACCAGAAATTCAATCCTATATTAAGCAAGATGTTGCCAGGCTCAGAATCTTGAAAGAGCAGCGAAAGTATGCAGATGGTAAAAATGTCATTGGAACCACTCAATCTGATTCTCAATCCAAGATTGCTGTTCCTCTTGCAAAAAAGGGCGTATCTATCTTCTCCGGGTACATGGCAAAGCCTGGGAATATTCAATACCAGTTTAAAAAGAAATCAACTGATGGAATGAGTTTGGAAGATAGGGCAAAAGTTAAAGAGGATGAGAATGATAAAGATGAAACCTTCCAGAGATTCTATGATGCCATATTTGCAGACAACAATGAGGAGGTGCATAATCTTCAATCCTTGAAAGATGCGCTTTCCTTTGTTTATGCCTTTGAGGTGCTATTTATTGAGCCGGGAACCAAAGAGGCTATGTTTATCAAGGTAAAACCTGAGAGCATGATAATCCATATTGATCCTAAGAGAAATGGGGTGGACTGGGCCATTAATTACATAGCGCTTCCTGATAAATCAGGGCAAATCAATGTGTATTATCCTAATCGAATTGATGTATATGTATGCTCAGCAACAACCGCAACTGCTAAAACAGGGAGCGGATATAAGGACACAAACCAGACAAAGAAAACCTATACACAGATGGATGATAATATTCCGTTCAATCTTACCAGTATGAAACTTGATGAAGAGAAGTCTGGAGAGCATATGTTTCGGGAAACCTTGGAAGATAAGATAACTTATGGTTTTGTTCCGGTTAATGTACTAGAAACTAATGATGCTCAGATCAATTTCTTTGATCATGTAAAACCGCTAATTGACCAGGCAGATAAAACGATATCTGAGGATATTGCTGATGAGCTTGCCGGCTTTGCAAATGCTATCCTTGTAATGTCAGGCTTCCTGGATGTTCCCGTTGAAGATGAAGATGGGAATGAGCTTGAAACTCAATCAGAAAGGATTAAGGCGCTCAAGAAAGTAAAAGTTTTAGATGGCCTTGATGGTATTTCTCCTGATGCCTTTGTCAAATGGCTTGTAAAAGAAATGGATGCTGTTTTCATCTTTGGAGCCTTTGACCGGTTTGAGAGACTTTCCTATGATATGATGGAGATTGTGAATCCTAATGATGAGAACTTCAAAGGATCTATCTCCGGAGTTGCAGCTAAATGGAGAATCTTCACGATGGAGAACAAAGCCTCTGAGGTTCAGGCTTATGTGCAGGAATGGCTATATAACCGGATCCGGTTGATCAATATGGCAAATAAGGGAGAGGCTAAGTTTTCAGCTATCTATGCTGCACAGAAATCTCCTGAAATATCATTCAAAAGAACCATACCCGTTGATGACCAGGCAAAAGCAGAAGAGCTGGAAACCCTTACCGGAGCAGCTGGACTTGAATATGCTTTGATGAAAGTTTATGGACTCGATAAGGAAGCATCTATTGCCGTAGTTGATGCCTATATTGCTGAACTTGGAAAGAAATCTGCTGCAGAGTTTGGTGGTGTAGTTGAGCCTCGAATACCAGAGGAGTAATAAATGGCTCTTGAGAGCGCTCAAGCTAGGACATTTAACAAGGCGTTAAGGGAAACAGAGGCGCTGAATAAGCGCCTCATTGCTATCTATAACAGATCCTTAAAAAATGTGAGATCCAAATTATCCCGGTATAAATCAGAGATTACAAAAACACAGCTCAAAAAGCTTGAATCAGATCTCACTAGGGAACTATCTGCTCTTACAGATCAATCAAGGGAGCTTATCAGGATATCCTCAGAGGATGCTCTCAGGCAAACATATTATAAAAACGGTTACTCATACGAACGTTGGTCAAATATAGGCAGGAGTGATCAATATGCACTTGGATACAGTACTTTAAACCAGAGGGCAGTAAACGCTGCAGTAACTAAGGAAGTGGGAGGATTAACCTTCCAGAAGAGAACCGCTAAAGAGAAGAAAAGGCTTAATAAGAAAGTTCAGAATGTCATTGCAGAAGCAGAAGCTGCAGGAAAAGGAATTCCAGAAACAGCCAGAGCCCTCAAAGGGGTTGATGATATTTATTCAACTGCTAAGAATCGTGCAGTTATGACAGCGAGAACTGAACGGCTCAGGGCTTATTCAATCGGAGATGATCAGGCAAGGGATGTTGCCGTTGATGCAGGTGTTGAGCTTACTGACACCTGGGATGCCTCTCTTGATGGTGTTACCAGGATTGACCATAGGCTGCTTGACCAAACACACCCAAATGAAGAGGATTATTTTCTCTTTGCTTCCGGAGGGCAAACGAAAACACCCCGTAGATCCGGAATTGCTGCTCAAGATATCCAATGCAGATGCTACAAACGCTCAGATCCTTATGGATTCTCTCCTGATACCAGAAGAGCCAGGAAACTGGATGGATCCTGGGAGGACATTGAGGGTAGAACCTCCTATGAGGAGTGGATGAAGAATAAAGGGCTTGATATTAATGGGAAGCCTCTTCCCGGGGAGAAACCGGCAGGAAAAACTAAGGCTAAAGCAAAAATTAAGAAAGCAGCTCCAAAAGCTCCCGAAACAATAGCAAGGAATTATAATTCTAATTTATCGAAAAACATAGGCAAAGAGCATTACGATACTCTGCATGATTTGATTGACAAAAGCCCTGATACAGAACTTGCTAGGGTTTGGGATAAGTATGAAGATCAGATAAAAGTAGGAAATATCAACCTCAGGAAAACGGCATATTACAACCCTGGTAAGGGAGATATCAGCTTTAACCTGAAAAAAGAGATGGTTGCTGGGAAATATAATGCAAAGGCTCAAACCGTATTCCATGAATCAGGCCATGCAATTGATTATGCTATTGCAAGAGAAAAAGGCCATGTATTTACAGGGTATTCAAATGTTTATAAGGATGGTTTATATACTAAAACCATAAATAAGGAAATTGCTGATAGGATTGATGGTTATGGTGTGAAAATTAAAGCCAGTCTTAATGCTCATCAAACAGATTATAAGTGGTTGCTAGATAATAATTACTTGGATAGTTGGAGCTATAACAGGTGGAAGGATCAAGGCATAGTACCTCAAAAAGTTAGATACAGAAAGTTTTTTGCACGTAGACAGCTACAAAAAGAAATCTCTGATCTTCCTATTCTTGAAAAGAGGAATTTCAGTGATATACTAGAGGGCTCAACTAAGGGAGACATACAAGCAGGATTTGGACATGGAAAAGCCTACTGGAAGAGAGATGCTGGAAGAGTAGGGAAAGAAGCTTTTGCTGAGATGTTTGATGCAACCTTTTCAAACCCCATTGAGTTAGAGACTTTTAAGAAATACATACCTAAATCTTATAAGGTATTCCAAGAAATGATAAAGGGGTTATAAATGGCTGATTTACTAACAAAGTATGTTGAAAAGTTTGGAGAGAACTTCCCTATGTTCCTGGTAATGGGAATGAGTGCGGAAGAAATTGATGCTCAGATAGAGAAAAGTATCAAAGAAAACAAACCTTTTGTGCCTGAAACAAATGAGGATTATGACTATTGAGGAGCCTTGACAAGTTATCTTGACAGGTATACTCAACAGATGTATGCTTAACATATTATAAGTATTATAAAGGCCAGGGAATGACTGAGGAGCTTGACTGTGCAAACGGGCTTGCAATGTGGGCTGGAACTGGGAAGAAAATTGAGGAGAAAATTAAATGCCTGTAGAGAATGTTGAAGAGATCAAAACGTATCTTGAAGCAAACAAGGATGATGAAGGTGTAAAAACTTTTGTCTCAACACTGAATCCAATATCTGCAATCAAAACTGCTGAAGAAGCCAAGGCTTTTATTGCAACCGTTCCACTCCTGAAATCTCATCTTGATAGTTATGCTAACAGTCAGAGTGAAGAACGAATCAAGAATTACAAGACTACCTATAAAGATTCTGATGAATTCAAGCAGTTGAAAGCAGATATTATCAAAGAAGTTAAGCCGAATGAAACACCGGAACAAATAGAGATCCGGGAGCTGAAAGAAAGGCTAAACAAGAATGATAAGGATTCAGAGTTCCGGATTAAAATTGATGCTGCTGTTTCAAAAGTACCTGAGAACTTAAAAGAAGTAACTAGGAACTTATTGAAAGCTGATATCGAGACTCTTCCGGATTTAATTGTTGGTATGACTACCAAGTTTGAGACAGATAACGTTAAGATCATTGCTGATACAGTAGAAGCTGAAGTTAAGAGACGGATGGCAAATGTGAAACCGTTGGGGAGCAATACTCTCCGAACACCACCACCCAAAGAAAAGGCTTACAAAGATTATACTCTATCAGAAAAGACAAATCTCTTCAGAGATGACCCTGAAAAATTCAAAGAGTTGGATCCACAAATGCATGCAACTCTTGTGAAAAATAGACGATAGGAGAATACTATGGCTGTAACTAAAGTTTCTGATGTTGTAATTCCTGAATTATTTGCATTATATATGCGTGAAGCGTTGACCACTGGATCTGTGATCTTCACTTCTGGACTTGTTGTAATAAGCCCTGAGCTCATGAGGCTTGTGGCTGGTGGTGGAAAGAGTTTTGACTTTCCTTTCTGGAAACCTCTGGATGGAGATCCGGAAGCAATCCAGACCGATACAGATCTCACTGTAAACAACAGTGAAGCTGCACAAATGACCGCTGTAAGGT